ATTCTGGTGGACTATCAATCATTGTTTCTCCTCTAGCCATTGTTCTAAATCTTGAATTACCCAAGCCTGTTCTATACCAGCGCTACGTCTCTTAACTACCACATAAGATAGTGGTGCTGGTGTTATACCTCTAGCACTAGCGTAGTTCTGTGCTTCAACCACAGCCTCTCTCCAGAACTGAGGTAGATCCATTGACTTTGTATTCTTTAATTCTAATATAAAAGTTTCTCCAGCAATAATAACTACTAGATCACCCTCATCTTTTTGTCCTGATAAGCGTAAGCGTTCAGCGTTAACACCCTTAGATCTAAACCACTTCATAACATCTAGTTCAAAGGATGCACCCTTGCGTTTATTCTTAGCGGACATATTCTAAACTCGCATCTCTCCTGTGCATACGACCATACTCGTCTGAATCTGATATCTGACAAGAGCCATAGTTAACAAACAAAGAAACATAATCCTTACCATCAGCAGTATGCTTACCAAAACGATTCTTAACTGCAGCAACCCTTAGTAGATTCTGTATAGGTTCATAACCTAAAGTTAGAATCATTGCCGGTAGCTGAGATACCTTACCGTGAATAGATCTACGAGCAGGTGGTTCAGTAGTAGAACCATACTCAGACTGTTCGCTGACGTGGTGAAGAACCATTACACAAGCCTCAGTCTGTCTAGCCATATCGTGCAGATCCACCATAATAGCTCTCAGTCCTGCCCACTCATTGTCTGATTCAGCAACCACATTCATAAGGTTATCTATCACAATCAACTCAGGTGCTATGCCATACAGTTCTATATAAGCCTTGATCTCTAACTCAATATCATCTAATGATGGTGATGAATCAAAGACCCACTGTATATTCTTAACGCCTTCAAACTTAGTATCGTAGTACTTAGAGTTCTTGTTAAGGTTTTCCTCTACTAAAGTTTGATTATGACCTGATATATGTGCAGCAGTTCTCATCATTACAGTTGCAATATCAGTATCAGCAGAGAAGAAAAGTGTTGGAACATCTGCCTTAATCGCATAGATCAAAGCAAACATAGACTTACCAGCATTTGGAGCAGCAGCAACCATACAGACTTGACCTCTTCTAAACCTGATCTGTTTCTCTTTGAGATCTTTCCAGACATCAGGCAAAGGGGTAGCCTTTGTTGTTGTACTCTTCCAAGCTCTTTGTAAGTTAAGCAATCTCTTCTTCTCTTATGATAATTTTTCTTTGTCTACGAATTATCTTACGATCTGCATCAGACAGACCGCCCCATATTCCGTATCTTTCATTTTGTATGCCCCACTCTGCACATTCCTGCTGGTGGGGACATAACTTGCAGACATTTTTAATTCGTCTTATTAAGTGTGTGTCTTCGCCTTGTTCGGGAAAGAAAAGATCTATTGAGATCTGAGCACAAGAGGGGTTCTCAAATTGAAGAGGCCCCCGCATCTACTATCTAATCCAGACTGTATCGCACTTATCAGTTGCACCTTTAGGTGCAGCGCACATCCAACCTTTCCAAGGACCTTTAGTACCTTGTCCAGATCTAAATGACATAGACCCGTGCTTACAATCAGGAGCATCACCGGTAGGTGAGGCAACTGCTGTTGCACCTAATGCCTTCTTAGCATAAGCAACCGCTCCACCAGTTGGTTGTGCAGTAGCACCAAGAGTGGTGCCAGTTGTAGTAATTAATGATGATAGATCAGAGATAGATGTTAGAGATGCCTCTAACTCAGCCTGACTTACAGCGTACAGATTTACTAATGTTCCATCAGCTAACTTGTAGTTGATCTGAAACTTAGTTGACTCAGGTGCAGCCATTTATTTTCCTCCAGTTTTTATATTTAATCTAGCGAAAGGTTGTCCTTCCACCTTTGGTACAAAGCCTAGTAGTTTTTCTACTTCGGCTGTATCAACTGAAGATCTACCACTAACAGTGCTCCAAGTAATTTGGACACCACTAGTAGTCTCTCCAGTTAAACCTTCAAACGCGGTTCGTAATGAATCCCGCTTCTCACTTAATTCTTTTATCTGTTGATCAAGTTGTAAGTACATCAAGGCCGAGTGATCAACACCGCTATCTTCAATAACGGGTAGCTCAGCCTTGATATGTTCTTTTTTTAAACCACTGCAACCAATTTCTCCTGTTGCATCAAAGTACTTGCAATAGGACTTGCAGTAGTTTTGGTCCCGTTCAGGACCTGGTGCTTCTGAGGATTCCTTTATTGCGCCCAGCCAATTAAGAGCCTCTTCCGCTATTAAGGGGTCATACGGTTCTGAGTGGACAACGATGTCCCTTTCGTCTCCATCTCTAGCGATGGCTACAAGGTTGACAGTTCTAGGCTTCCCCTTCCCAGACTTGTCTAACAAGTAGCCATACACTTGAACCTGCCAGCGTTGTTGACTAGATGGAAAGTAAGAAAGATTACTCTTCTTTACTGTCTTCCAATCTATAACATCGCCAGTCTCTGGAATGAATAGATCTATGTGCGCTTTCATCCCAGAATATTCTACGTTAGTTTCAACCCAATACTTCTCGCCCTTTGGGTCAATCGTTCTAATTGCTTCTTCAATACTAGCGTGGATAGCAGTACCCATAATCGCTGCTAACTTTAATTCGTTCTCATTAGTTTCAGGTTGATCGTTAAGACGATACCAAACCTTACGGCGACATCCACCCAACTCTGATGGACCCACTTGGGTTTGTTTAGATCTAGATCTACCAGCATCTTTAGCTCGTAGAACATCAATCAATAACTGCTTTGGATCACTCACTATAATCCCCACTTAATAAAACATTCTAAAATAAACTTATACATTTCCAAGTCTAATAGATACCATTGTAATTGCCAATATATATCTAACATTATTTTACCTTCCTTTTCTGTACCGCTATCTGTATTGGTGGACAGGTATTAATATCTAGTAATGATGCCACCTCAACAGCTTTCTGTGCAAGTTCTGCTGCTTCATCTCTTACTAGAAACTTATCGCTTTGCTTGTGATACATATACCCAAGAGCAAACTGACCACCTGAACCTATACCATAGTAGTTTGCTTCAGATTGTATAAAGGACATATCAGATGCGATATGAAATATAACTCCATTAAATGCTATTAGATAATCAAAGCCAGCATCTTTGTCTTTCTCATTATCATTCCAAGCATAGCCATTATCAGTGAAAGTCTTAATGATAGAAGGAATAATCCTCTTACCCATAAACTGTACTGGATCATAACTAACTTTATAACTTGGTGGATTCCAATTGTAAGTAAGGATATCCCCTGGTCTTGTATCACCAGTAATTGCTAGTAGATACTGACCCTTCTCAATTATCTTTGGAGTCTTTAAAGATATAGTTCTAAGATTATCTTCAGTGATTTGTGAGTCTGCAGCTAATATGCAGAAGTCTCTACCTTGAACGCCAACAACAGTTGTCAACTTAACTCCTATCTCTTGTGGATAATAATACCACCAATAAAATAAAAGTGTAGGAAAAAAGATAAATACGACACGCCGCGTAATAACATCCTTAGTGGGTTCGGAATGTGTACAATACGAGCCATAGGCGAGTAATACGGCAACCCTTGCGGGTTGCATAAGCAAGGGTAACTCTATGTTCCGTCTACCAAGGCTGTCAAAAAATAGGGAAAAACTCCCTTCTAAATTTGGCACCGACTTAAGAGACCTAGGTCCTCTCCACGCCTGTCCTTGTGGTTCTATGACCTTTACAATTATGGCATCCTTCTATGATTATGAATTATCCTGGTATCACCTAGACGGTGAGTGTGCTAACTGCGGTAACTTAGTATTAGTTCCAACACCACTAGATAAGCCAGAGTAACAAACACTTACTTACATTTAACGAGTTGAGCCATTTTGTTTAAGCTACCCATACATTATCCCTACCCGCGCCTGAAACAGGCGCAACTCGCCATCCTATACACCTAAAAAGGGCATAAAAAAAGAACCCCCTCCGAAGAGGGGGCCTATATTGCCTCGCGGTATTAAAACT